TCTCGAAGAGGTCCGCCGGCTGGCGTCGGCCGGAAAGCCGCTGATCTGATGCCATGGCTCCCGAGCGATGGCCCGAAGCGCCACACCAAGAAGGCCAACACTCCAGCCAAGCGCAAGCAATGGAGCTCCACCGCAAACTCGGTGCTCGAAGAGAGTGGGGACGAGGCGAAGGCAGTCCGCATCGCCAACGCGGCCGTCAAGAAACATCCCTCCAAGAAGAAGGCAAAATAGCCATGTCCTGGTCCCTTACCGCGATCGGCAAGCCAGCTCCGGTGCTTGCCGTCCTGAAAGCTGACGTTGCGCGCAACACCTGCTCCGAACCCGAGCAATCGATCCGCGCGGCTGTAATGGATGCGATCGAGCTCGCCTTGAACGCGATGCCGGAAGGCTACGCGGTCCAGGTCAATGCCGGCGGCAGTCAGCATCGACCGGATTCGACCAAGCCCGGCATTGTCAACTCGCTCAAGGTCGAAATCGTCCCGATCTATGGCTTCGCCGAGTAACATTCAGGACGCTATCCGCCGGATCGCCGAGGCCAACGGCGAGGACCCAGCGACCTTGCTCGCCTATGCCGAGCGCGAGAGCGCGTTCAATCCGCAGGCGCGATCGAGCAAGACCATCAAGGGCTTGTTCCAGATGACCCGCGGTCTGCGCCAGCAGTACGGCATCGGCGAATCGGACGATCCGGAAACCCAGGCCACCGGCTACATGCCCTTCATGCGCGACACCCGCGAGGAGATGGGCCGCATCCTTGGGCGCCGGCCGAGCGACGCCGAGGTCTATCTCGGTCACCATTACGGGGCCTCGCGCGCCGCGCGTACGCTCGGCATGGATCCGGATATGCCGGTCGATCAGGTCTTCAGCGCCACGGAGCGCGCCGGTAACCCGCACTTCGATCGCGCCGGCACCATCGGCAATCTCAATTCCTCGATCATGAGCGACATCGAGAAGAGGCGGAGCAGATTCGGCGGCGAGGGGCTTGACTTCTCCTCTGCGGTCGGGGCGCCAGCGCCGGAGCCGCTGGATTTCGGATCGAAGGCGGTCGCCGACCATGTAATTCCATTGCAATCGCAAGGTTCGAGCGGCCCGCTGGACTTCTCCTCGGTGGCGCAGCAGTGACGCAGCCACCCTTCGAGGATGACTGCCCTGACGGCGGCGGCCAGCGCCCGACCAAAGAACAGGCCGAAAAGGTCCGTGACTATCTGATCAGCCGCAAGCGCCCTGCGACGGTCAAGGCCGTGTTCGAGGAACTGTCGGCGCGCAACTATGTGGTATCGAAGGCAACCGTTGGCCGACTGATCCCGTTCAAGCCGCGCCCGCCACTCTCACCGGTCCGCAAGGCCGAACACCGCGTTACGAGTCGACGAGCGCGGAATAGAGTTGCCAGCAGTGAGGCAGCCAAACAGCCACCGCTGAAGGCGCCTGCGCCGCCGCCTGAAGTGTCGTCAGAGCCGGCCAAGGCTGCGCAGACGATTAGTGCCGCGCTCGCCAAGGTCGACCCGCGGTTTTCGCTCGAAGCCTTGACAAAGGCGGATGCCACCTCGACGGCGCTGGCGATCCTTGAGAACCGCGAGCGCATGGCGCTCAACATCATCATCATGCGAACGATGGCGATGTACCCGGAGCGGATGATCGTCGACATGCGCTGCACCGCCGCCTTGGTCGATGCGCTCACGATGGCCGCGAAGCTTTCCGGGGGCGCCTCGATCGACATCACGGTCCCGACCAGTGACAATCGCCCGCATGGTTTGAATGGGGCCCATGGCAATGGCGAGATGAAGGACGTGACGCCGACGGTTATCAACCCGCTGGCGGAAGACTTCGCGAAGTGGCGCAACCTGCGCAAGACCAATGGTCAAGGAGCTTAGAGGGACACGTTACCTCAAAGACCCGCGCCTTGGTGAGTTCATCACCACGAAGCTGCCGTTCCTCGATCTGGACGAGACGACGGATTTCTACGAGTTCATCGAGGAGACCGGTTCGGCGGCCGACAAGGCGCTGCTCAACTGCAACGACCGCTTCTACCTGCTGACGGTTACATGCGGTCGGCGCGACATGCTGGTGCCGTGGATATTCGATCGCTGCCGCGAGGTCGAGGCCAACCCGGATGGTTACCTCGATCTGTGGGCGCGCTACCACTACAAGAGTACGATCTGCACGTTCGGCGGCTGCATCCAGGAAATCCTGGTCGACCCCGAAATCACGATCGCCATCATCTCCGGTACCGACAAGGTCGCGCAGCCATTCCTGATCCAGATCCAAGAGGAGTTCGAACGCAATGACCTTTTGAAGACCCAGCACTCGGACGTGCTGTGGGACGATCCACGGCACCAGGCGCCGCAGTGGTCGCGCTATAAGGGAATTGTCGTCAAGCGTCGGGGCAACCCGAAGGAGTCCACCGTCGAGGCATTTGGCCTGATCGACGGCATGCGGACCGGCAAGCACTATCAGATCTTAAACTTTGACGATCTGATCAACGAGACGATGGTCGATAACCCCGACATCGTGAAGAAGGTAACGCTGCGCTGGGAACTGTCGGACAATCTCGGCGTGCTTGGGCTTACCCGCAAGTGGCACCAGGGCACGCGATACTCATTCGCGGACACCTATGGCATCATCATCGACCGCGGTATCCTGAAGACGAGGATTTTCCCGGCCACCATCGACGGCACGCTGACAGGCAAGCCGGTGCTGTTGACCGAGGAGAAATGGAAAGACGTCAAGAAGGCGCAGCGCTCGACCGTCAATGCGCAGATGCTCCTCAACCCGATCGCGGGCAATGAGAGCACGTTCTCGATGCTGTCGTTGGCGCATTACGACATCGTGCCGACTGTGCTCAACGTCTACATCATGGTCGATCCGTCGAAGGGCAAGACCAAGCGCAGCGACCGCACCGCCATCTCCGTGATCGGCATCGACGTCGGCGGCAACAAGTATCTGCTCGATGGCTACTGCCACCGCATGAAGTTGTCGCGGCGCTACGACCTGATCTGCCAGCTCCGCGAGAAATGGTCGAACCATCCTGGCGTGCAGCATGTTCGGGTCGGCTATGAGCAATACGGCATGCAGGTCGACCTGGAGGTGATCCAGGAATACCAGGAGCGCGACAACGATCAGTTCCCGATCGAGGAATTGAACACCACGCAGGACGGCAAGCACTCCAAGAGCGACCGCATCTCGCGGCTTCAGCCGGATTTCAACCGCGGCATCTTCTATCTGCCGGCCGTGGTCTATCACGCAGACTTCGGCGGCGGCCTCGCCAACCAGGCTCTCTGGGACGTTTGGACCGAAGAAGATTCCAAGCGGATGATCGAGGCGGCCAACGGCGCCCACAACGAGGCGGTTGGCACCATCGTCTACCGGCCGATGCAGGACCTCACGCGCAACCAACGCGCCTGCAAAGCAACCATGCAGTCATTCCGGATCGTCACCGCGCTGAAGCGGCTCAACGAGGACGGCGACATGTACGACCTGACGCGGGCGTTCCTCGAAGAGTTCCGGCTGCATCCGTTCGCGGCACATGACGACTTCCTGGACGCGACCAGCCGCGTCTACGACATGAAACCAACCAAGCCGGTCCCGTTCGAGGCGATGAACGCCGAGCCGCGCATTTATAAGGATTCATAGAAATGCCTGGAGTTCCGTCCAATGCCTTTGCCGTCAACGCCGTCACCATGACGGGCGGTGCGATCCAAATCGTTCCTGCTCGAGGCGATCGCAAGCGCGTGACTCTCGTGATGGGCGGGACCCCTGCCGATACATTCCTCGGTCCCCCCGGCGTCAGTTCGGCAAATGGCATCCTGCTTGCCGGCGTCAAAGGACAGACGCTCTTTTTCGAAACGACCGCAGCCATCTTTGGCAATGGCACCGCGGCTGCGATTGTCTCCTATCTGGAGGAATTTGCCTGATGGCCCGCTACACACCGCCTGTGCAGGTTAAGACACTGCAAACGCCGTGGAAGGTGCTCGTGATGCGCGCCGACCCGGCCTTCGAGGCATCAAAGCGCAAGGAGCCGTTTTACGAGTTCTCGAACGGTCGCCGCTTCGATGAGAACACGGCAATGCAGGGGCCGTATTCCCCGCTTCCCCACGACAATCCGTAGGAGAAACCATGACGGACGAAATCACCTCCGACGCACAGGGCATCAAGGGCCCGTCAATCGAGCCCTTCGTTCCGATCGTGCCGCCACCGAGCGAGCACCATGCGCTCAACACGGGGCTCGGCACCGAGCTTGGCGACAATGCCAAGACGATGATTGGCAAGATCAATGCCGGATTCGCGCATGTCTACGCGCTCTTAACCGGCACCTCGGCGCCAATCGCTGGCGATTCCAGTTCGATCTTTCAGAGCATCGAGGATCGGATCAAGCAAGCGGAGGGCAATCTCAGCGGCGCCGCCAGCCCGATCTTCGCCAGCTTCGAAGACAGGTTGAAGGAGATCGAGGGCAAGCTTAGCAGCGCGCCTGGCGAGGTCGCGGCCGATCTGTCGGACTTTGTCAAGAAGGGCGAGGCCATCGCCAAAGAGGAGTTCGATAAGCTGGTGAACGACGTCGGTATGCTCGGCAGCACCGTCAGTGTGATCCGAGACGATGTGACAAAGCTCGAAGGGCTGTTGAACCGCGCGGTCGATCTGTTCCTGACCCCGCAGGGCGGCTCCGTCGGCGTCCAGAAGGCCACGCAGATCCTCTCCGGCCAAGCTGGCAGTGGTGGCGCAGGTACGCTCGTTGATGGTGCCACCGGCGATCCGAACGCGCCGCCGCCGCCCGCTCCGAACCCGCCGGACAACGGCTGATACGTGACTGACCAGGTCGAACAGTTCGTTACCCACGCCGTCTCTGAAATCGAGGGGCGTGGGGGCCTAAAGGCAACCGTCACGCAAACCTACCAGCCGCCGCTGGACGGCAAGAGCGATGACTATGCAGGCTTCGACATGCGCGTGGCGCGCGGCATCGGCGAGCTGCTGAACAAGCACTATTTCGGCTACCGCTGGAAATCGTTCGCCGATTGCCGGCAAGGCATCGTCGGGTTCTCGATCCCCGAGCTGATGGGTGAGACCCTGCACATGGTCATCAACCTCAAGCAATTCGCGGATCTCCAGCCCCAGCTCATCGTCGAGAAGGCCGGCGAACTGCTGGAGCGCATGCATCTGCCGCGCGGCCAGGTCGATATGGCGGCTTACGCCTTCGCCGTTGCCAACCGCCACAAGTTCCAGTTCGGCGACGTCAAATCCAAGGGGAACACGTAATGGCCCAGCAGACGATCAACGCGCCTCCGTTCCGAGCGCCGTTCACCACAGGCGATTCTGGCGAGAAGGGCGATACCCCCGCCGACCTGGTCGCCAAACTGAACGCGAACACGACCGAGCTTTACAGCAAGGCGCTGGCAGCGGCCAAATACACCACGAGCGCGGCGGCCGGTCCCGCGACCGCGGCCGTTGGCGACCTCACCGGCGGCTCTCTGGCGGTCTGTAACTACTCGAGCATCGGCGCCAACAACCTGACGACGCGCACCGCGGCACAGATGATTGCCGACGCAGGCCTCGTTGTCGGTCAAAGCTACGAGCTGGAAATCATGAACAGCTCTGGCGGCCAGATGACCCTGGTCGGCGGCACCGGTGTCACCGTCAACGGCACGGCGACGATCGCGGCTGCTGCCGTGCGCTGGTACAGCGTTCTGGTGACTGGTGCTGCCGCCATCACCATGCAAAACCTCGGATCGGGCACCATCTAAATGCTGCGTGCCACGCCGCCTGGTGAAGACGGAGTTCTGAAATCGGGCCCTACGCCGTCTGACAATATCATTGGGCGCGCCTCGCGCGCAGTCGCGCTTGCGGAAGAAGGTCACGGCGAAGCCGGGATGCCGTTTGCGGAAGACGAGGTCCCGTTCGACGAGGTCCCGACCGACGACGAGTTCCTGCAGATGGTCTACGAGGCCGATGCGCAGTCGCTCCAATACATCAATCAGGTCAATCGCGATCAGTGGGAGCGCGGCTACCGCGCCTACCATCAGGAGCACTTCTCCGAATCGAAGTATCGCACGCGCGATTACCAGAACCGCTCCAAACTGTTCGTGCCGAAGACCCGCACCTCGGTGCGCAAGGACATGGCAGCGACCGCTGCCTCTCTGTTCGGCTCGATTGATGCCGTCAACTGCATGGCCGGCAACGAGGGCGATCCGCGTCAGCGGGGCTCTGCCGCCGTCATCAAGGAGCTGGTGAACTACCGGACCGATCGCGCCACCGGCAAAGCCTCGATCCCGTGGTTTCATGTAGCGCTCGGCGCGCGCCAGACCTCGCTCATCACCGGGATCTGCCTGTCCAAGCAGAGCTGGAAGCTCGAACTTCGACGAAGCGGCACCGAGAAGTTCCGTGATGACGACGAGGACCCTGACGAAGAGGAGAAAGAGCGCGACGTCTGGGAGCCCGATGTCGATCGGCCGGAATCGGAACTGATCCCGCCCGAGAACTTCGTGATTGATCCGGCGGCCGACTGGCGCAACCCGGCGCAGGACGCGGCCTATACGATCCTGAAGTACCCGATGCGGCTCGACGAGATCAGGCGCAGGCAGCGCGACCCACGCAACCCGTGGAAGTACATCGACGAGAACACGCTGAAGTCGTCCGGCGAGGGCGCCCAGCAGCAGATGGAGGCGATCCGCAGGGCCCGCGAGCAAGGCCTCGACCGCTTCGACAACACGCAGACCACACGGCATTTCGACGTGATCTGGGTCTGGGAGACCTTTATGCGGGTGGCCGGCGAAGATTGGACCTTCGTCTCGATCGGCAACAAGCATATGCTGACAGACCCGCGTCCGGTCCGCGAAGTCTATCCCGAGCAATTCGGTGAAAGGCCCCTCGTGCTCGGCTACGGCTCGCTCGAAGCATTCCGCATCTTCCCGATGTCGAATGTCGAAAGCTGGCAGATGCTTCAGCAGGAAGCCAACGACATTCGCAACTTATCGCTGGACGCGCTCAAGCAGAACATCATGCCGGTGACGAAGGTGGTGCGCGGGCGAAATGTCGACCTGGACCAGCTCAAGCGCCGCGGCCAGGGCTCCTCGATCCTGGTGACCGACAAGGATGACGTCACCTGGGAACAGACGCCGACGTTTCCGCAAGCCGTCGTCACGATGACGGAGAAACTCGATATCGAGTTCGATGACCTCGCCGGCCAGCAGAATTACGGCACGGTCCAGAACAACAACAACCTCGGCAAGACGCTCGGCGGATTGAAGCTCGCGGCGGGCGCGGCCAATGCGGTGCAGGAATACGATATCCGGATCTGGATCGAGACCTGGTGCGAGCCGGTGCTGACGCAAATCGTGCGGCTCGAACAGTTCTACGAGTCGGACCCGGTCATCCTCGGCATTTGCGGCGAGCGCGCCAAGCTGTTCGAAAAGCACGGCATCAACAAGATCGATGACGAGCTCTTGGAGAACAACGTCACGGTTCGCGTCAACGTCGGACTTGGCGCTGGAGATCCCGAGCAGCGCCTCGCGAAGTTCAACAGCGCCACCCAGATCGCGCTGCCGCTGCTCGAACTGTCTCCGGAGTTCAAGACCGGCAAGAAGGTTATGGACTACGAAGCCGTCATGGAAGAGGTGTATGGCGCCGCCGGATATCGCGATGGCGGGCGCCGCTTCGTCAAGGACGGCCAACAGTCCGGCCCGAGCCCGGAACAGGATGCTACAGTCGACAAGCTGAAGTCGGACGCGGAAAAGAATCGCTCGATGGGCAAGGCCGCAATCGTCAACGCGCTCTCCAACGCGGCGAAGGTCGGTATCGCCATCAGCATGGAAGAGCGTCAGAAAATCCTCGATCTGTTCGACATGCACTACCGGCACGTCGACCAGATGGGCAGCGCGCTCGACCTCGGCCACAGCCACGGGCACGCAATCGCCGACAGACAGAATGCCGCGAAGGGCCTCAACCCCGACGGCACTCCGATGCTTCCGCCGCCCGGTCAATCTCCTGCCGGCGGCGGGGCTGAGGGCGGGGGACCACCCGGCGACTCCACTGGAGTTGTGGCCGGTGGGGGCGCAGGTCCTCCGCCCGAGAATCCAGGCGCCGGCAATGCCGGCGTGGCGCCGCAAGACCTCGGCAAACATGGCGTTCCGGCTGGAGATGCCGGCCAGCAGATCATGCAGGACCAAGCTGCCACGCAAGCCGGGCTTGAGAAGGGCCTGAAGAAGCCGGCGCGCAAGCGCACGGTCGCGATCACCAAGCGTGGCGCCGATGGTCGGGCCGCGGCTTTTGAAGTCACCGAGCACTAAGGAGAGACGTCGTGGCAATCTATTCCGAGAGCAATAAGCTTGCCGGCGCCCAGCAGAACCTCTCTGCTTCGCCCGGCAAGACCCTGGTCAACCTGACCGCGCTGACTGGTGCGGCCACGCTGAAGCGCGGCTGGATCTACGAATGCGAAATCGGCGCCGATGGCGCGCCCAACGCCACCGATTGCGCAATCACCTGGGAGTTCATGCGCAACACCTCTGTTGGCACCGGCACGGCCGCGACGCCCTCGCCGACCGATCCGGCCGATACCGCCGCTGGCCTGGTCGCCACGGTTAACCATACTGCCGAACCTACCCTTGGCGTTTCGTTGATGGCGATAGCGCTCAACCAGCGCAACTCGCAACGCTGGATCGCGCGCGATGAGAAGTCGGCGTTGATCATTCCGGCGGTCACCGTCAACGGCATCGGGTTACGGGCTTACTCGCCGACATATGCCTCGACCGGCGTTGCGACACTGTTCCACGCGGAGTAATTGCCGTGAGGCAACCGCAGGGTTATTCCATCGTCACCGGACCCGGACCTGGCGCCGGTGAGTGCGATACCTTCACTTGCGCGCATTGCAACGGCGTCCGCTTCGTCAAGCCGATGACGCCCGCCGACCAGATGCCGGATATCTGCCATCTGTGCGGCGACAAAACCCGGCCTTCGTTCATCTGTGAGCGATGCCGCGGCAAAGGCTGCGACCCGTTCGAAGAGAAACTGAAGCGGTGGGAAACGCGCGACCGCTTCCGACGCGAAATGCGGTGCGTCTAAATGGCCGCATGGCTCGACATCTGTCGTTATTTCCCGACGGCTGGCGGCACGACTGATTGGACGTTCTCGGCTGCCGTCACTGGTTACGCCAGCCCGGCGCTGGCTGGCGTTGTCAACGGTCGGGCTTACAAGTACCGCGCCGAAAGCGGCGATCTGACCCAATGGGAATTGGGCGAGGGCACGTATAATACTGGCACCGGCGTCTTGACGCGAACCACAGTGCTTTACAATTCGGCTGGTACCGGCACTGCATCAGGGCAAAGCGGCGCTGGCACCAAGATCAACTTCTCCAGCGTACCCCAGGTCGCCATCGTCGCGCTGAAGGAAGACCTGATCTCGATAGAGGAGGCGAACGCCTTCACGACGGCGCAAAAGCTGCAAGCGCGAACCAACATTGGCGGTTCGCAAGCATTGTACACGCGGCAAGTTTTTGCGTCTGGCTCCGGCACCTATACGACACCGGCAAACTGCATCGCGATCAATGTCCGCATGGTTGGCGGCGGCGGTGGTGGCGGTGGCAGCGGAACAACTTCAGGAACAGCGGCAGGAGCAGGCGGTAACAGCACGTTTGGTTCAAGCTTCCTGACTGCTAATGGCGGCGGCGGGGGTGGTACCGCCGCCGCTTCTACAGGCGGAGGCAGCGCATCTGGCGGTGATATTGGTATTGCTGGAGGGGCCGGAGACCCAGGCGCAGGCGCAGGTGTTGGCAGCATCGCTACAACGGGCACGCCGTTTGGCAGAGGTGGAAACTCCGTATTCGGAGGTGGAGCTGCTGCCCAATTCTCGGCGAATGCAGGCAACGCGGGTGTCACCAACTCCGGTGGCGGCGGCGGCGGCGGCATGGGCCCGACGGCTGCTGGGCAAGGTGGTTCCGGTGGTGGCGCAGGCGGGTATCTTGAGAAGTTGATCTCGTCACCCAATGCAACATACGCTTATGCTGTCGGTGCTGCTGGCACTGCCGGTACCGCCGGCACATCCGGCCAGGCTGGCGGTGCTGGCGGTTCCGGCCTCATCATTGTCGACGAGTACTACTGAAACAGGAGACTGAATTGGGTCAATCATTCCACGCCTATCCGAATGTCGCGCAAGCGATCGACCAGCCGCCGAATCCTTACTCCCGCGCCACGCCCTTGGCATGCGACACGCTGGAGTTCGACACGATCACTGCGACCGGCGCCGGCTACTTCGACACCGCAAGCCATTGTTACGTCGCCAACGTCGCACAAATCATGCGCTTCACCGCCCATCTGCTTTGGCAGACGCCACGACACGGCGGCATCATGAATGCATGGTTCATGAAGAATGTGCTGCCGCCGCCGGATGGTTCGATCGGGGGCGAAATGTGCGGCTGTGATGTGCAGGTCTATCAGCCGTCGCCGTACCCGCCCAACAACCAGTCTTGCTCTATCGAGCGGCTCATGAAGCTGAACCCAGGCGATCGGGTCTGGTGCGTGCCTGGCTTGGCCGGTGGCGGTCAATTGACGAACGCCATCGCCGGCAACAGCAACAACACCGTGAACTATTTCGAAGGCGAGCTTCTTCAGCTCCTATGAGCATCTGATATCAGATGTCCATTCTCGGTTTTGATGCACTTGGTCGCCTCGCGCTCGGCGAGCTACCGCATCAAAACGATCGGCGAAGCAGCTTCTTCACGTGGGATGTCGGCCTTAAGACGAAGGGCCTGCCTGCTGCAATAATCGCTACGACGGTTTCGGGTTGGGTACCGCAACCGCCGCCAGTCGCAGTCGCTCCTCCTCCGGTCGGTGGTTACTTCTCGACCTTCAGCCAGCCGCCGCCGAAAGTCGGTATGCCGGTTGTGCTCCAGCCGCAGCCGGCATTCTGGATCTATCCGTTTGCGCCGACACCAGGCCCACTGGTGTTCTCGACCTTCGTCGAACGCTACACCAAGCCGCCGCTGCAAGTCGGCACCTGGGTTGCGTTCGAGCTGACGCCACCGTTCGTCGCGACGTTTACCGGCTTCTTTCCGTTCGATCAGCCGTTCTTCAAGACGACGTACCGATCCTACGAGCAGCCAAGCCCGCTGTTCGAGGTGCGGCTGACACCGCCACCGCCATTCACGAGCTTCGCGAACTTCGGCCTACCGCAGCAGAAGCGCTTCACGTTCGCTAATCTGAGTTGGAATATCGATTTCAAGATCGAGCCGACTCCATTCCCAGGCGGCGGCACATCACGCCGGCTTCCGCAAGATGATGCGCACCGCCGCAAGCACCGCACCGGCTTTGAGCCGATCAAGAAGCAGTTCGAGCGGCCGGTTATCGAAGCCCACCCGCTGCCGATTCCGAAGCGCAAGCTGCCAGCTCGGCCGCGTTCGTCAGATCCAACCGTTGAGATCGTCGACAGCAGCGCTCTGCCAGATCTTCTGGCGCTCGAAGAGCGCGTGCTGCATGCGCAGGATATTGCCGACGTCAACCGCTTCCTTACTGAGATGGACGCGGATGAACACGATGCCCAGGACATTGCCGATATCCTGGCCTTTCTCGATGGCCCACAACCCGACGAGAGCTAAATGGACCCGTTAGACAAACTGTCGGACAGCGCGCTGGTCGCGCTGGCCGCAGACGTGATGGTGCAGCTCGAAAAGGGCACTGGCACCCGCCCAATCCTCTTCATGCTGCGCGAGGCGCGCGCGCGCGCGCGTAAGGCAATCAGCATGCTGATCGAGGCCGATCCGAACAATCCACCCGTGATCACGGCCCTGCAGAACGAGGTGAAGCTGTTCATCGATATGATCGACAGCGCCAGGAACGTGCTCGATCGAGGCAAAGAGGCCGATCGAAAAATCAAGGAAGACGATCGCGCCGCTATCGACGAGATGGTTATGGGAATGACCGATGAGGAACGACGTCTCTACCGTTTTGAACCGAGAGGAACAGATTGATGGCACCACAACCTGCCAAGCTCACTGCGCAAGACCGACTGGACAACGACGAGGCGCAGATTGGCGCGGCTGAAGACGCCGCCGGGGCCGGCAACGAACTCCAGCCGGCCAACCAGGGCCAGACCGAGGCCGATCCGCTTGGTGGCGGGGTCGAACGTCGCGAGCCGATCCGGATGTCGCCGAAGGATGACATGCGCGCGCAGATCGCAGCAAAGTTCCGCCGTGTCGAGCCTGAGGATGAAGTGCCGTTCGATGGCGACATGAGCAACCCGGCCAACCTCTATGGCGAGTTCGGGCGGGCTGTCGATCCGGATGCCGATGAAGACCCCGATGACGCCGCGAGCGTTGTAGGCTCCAGGGAGCGCGTCGTCGCCGAACCGCAGGAGCGGGATGACGACCAGCAGCCGCGCATGATCACGCGCAAGGTGCGCGGGCGCGATGTAACGATGAGTGAAGACGAATGGCTCGACCGCGCGTCACAGGTGACCGCGGCGGACAGCTATCTCGAAGAGGCGCGCGAGACTCTCAAAGCCGCCAGAGAAATCAAGGCCGGGCGTGCGGCCCCAACCGATCAACACCCCGATCGGAAAGACAGCACGCATGACGATGAACTGGATCCTCCCGTTCTCGACGACGACACTCAACACCCCGAGACGTCGTTGCGAGACATTGTGGAGAAGATCCAGTTCGGGGATGTGGACGAAGCCGCCGACCTGTTGGGTAAAGCCATCCAGCGGGAGGCCAAGAAGGAAGCCAAGACTGGCGCGTTGCAGACGGTATTCGACCAAGACCTGAAGCGATCCCAGAAGGCCCTGAAGGACTTCGGCACAGCCCACCCCGAGCTTGCCGACGACGAGGATGCAGCAATGCTGATCGAACGTCGCATGTACATCCTTTACCGGGAGGACATGAAAAAGCTCGGTCTCGACGACAGCCAGATCCCGAAGGACAACGCTGAGGCGGCCAATTGGCACCGCTTCTATCGTGTCAACGGGTACGAGGTGCGTCCCACTTCTGCGCTGCTCGAAGCCGCTGGCAAACACGTCAGCAAGCGGCTTGGTGTCGGACAGGTGGACCCGTCGAGCCAGCCTCAACGGAAAGAGAAGCCCCGCGTTGCAGTCAACGTGGATCGCGATGCTCGCCGTCAGAACATCCCTCTTCAACCCCAACGCGCTGTTGTGCCACGGCGTGACGTGGTCCCGGCCGCTCAAAAGGGCGGCTCGGCGATCGTCGCGGAAATGCGCAAGGCGCGCGGACAAGTATAGAAAGGACTTTACTGCCATGGTCGGTCAAACTTGGACCGTGCCTGCCGAAGGCGGCTTCATGTATTCTGACGAGCTTTCGTCGGTGCTGCGCCAGCAGGTGCAGCCCTTGACGAAGTTCCGTCAGCTCTGCGACGCCCAGGACGGCACCCAGAAGGGCCTCAACCGCGGTGAAAACTTCAACTGGAACGTCTATTCCAACGTCGGCACCCAAGGTCGCCGGCTCGCGGAAAACTCGACGATGCCGGAAACTGGTTTCACCGTCATTCAGCACTCGCTCAAGGTCACGGAGGCTGGCAACAGCGTTCCTTATACCGGCAAGCTGACTGCTCTCGCCAAGCAGGACGTCATCACCATCATCGACAAGACGCTGAAGGACGATGCTCGAAAGTATTTCGACATCGAGGCGTTCTTGCAGATGAAGACGACGCCATTGCGCGCCGAACCGGCGGGTGGCAACTCGCCGACCGCCATCCAGCTCGATACCAACGGCACCCCGTCGCAGACCAACAACCTGGCCTACGGCACCGGTCACACCAAGGCGATCGGCGACGCAATGAAAGAGCGGAACATTCCGCCCTACATCATGGATGACTACGTGGCGATCAGCCATCCGTCGACCTGGCGTCCGCTGAAGAACACGCTTGAGACGCTGCATCAGTACACGGAGACGGGTCTGGCGCACATCTTCAACGGCGAGATCGGCCGCTATGAATCGTTCCGGTTCATCGAGCAGACGTTCATCCCGAAGGGCGGCGCGTTCAACTCCACCACTTACGACCCCTGGAGCGGCACCGCTGCCCCGTGGGCCAACGGTCTGTCGTCGTGGGCATTCCACCTCGGCGCGGACACCGTTACCGAGGCCATCTGCGTTCCGGAAGAGATCCGGGCGAAGATCCCTGGCGACTTCGGACGTTCGAAGGGCATCGCCTGGTACTACCTCGGTGGGTTTGGCCTCGTGCATCCCGACGCGCTGAATGCGCGCGTTGTGATGTGGGACTCCGCGACCTGATCTGATCCGGTCAGGCTGTAAGTCAACCCTTCGAGAAAGGAAACTGAGACTATGTCTTACGAACTCGTTGGCGCCTTCCGTGAACGCTATCTGATCCCCGCGTTCGCCTTCGGCGCTGCCACGGCCTCGCGGACCCTTCAAGGTCCGCCTGGCCGCAAAGGTCTGGTTCGCGATATCCTCGCGACCGTGACCGCTGCCATGGTCGGCACCACCACCGTTCCGGAAATCCGGGTCGGCACCGCGCAGAGCGACAATTCGTTCGCCCGGTTCCTGCTCGGCACCACCGCGACGGCCGGTTACGGCACTGGCATCTTCCGAGCGCGATTCCTGTGCCAAGCCGCACAGAATCGCTTCGGCAACTTCCCGACGCGGCTCGCAGACTTCGCCAACCATATCTTCCTGGAAGGCAACAACACGAGCGGCTCGGTGACGCTGCCCGGCACGGCGGACAACCAGACGTTCGTCTTTGTGACGGCGGACACTCCGTTCTTCATCACCGGCGTCGCCGGTGTTGGTGGCGCGCCGGCCGGCACCGCGGACATCTACGTCGACATCGACTGGTTCTGATATCATCGCAGGAGGGACCGGGCTCAAACCCGGCCCCTTCATCGCAACCGACGACGAAAGGCACCACAATGCCAGACTATCTCTATGGAGGTGTCTACGACCGCTGGGGTTACACCCAGCGGAATGGGCTGCTGAAGGCTCTTCCACTCAACCCGCTCGAACCCAACGCCAAGACCATGGAGACGGGGAACGCGGGCCTGGATGGCTATTCAGTGCTCTCGCGCGCGGACCGTACCCACGGCGAGCGCACCATCGCCCACACCGAGCCTTTCTTTGAGGCTCCGAAAAACAGCGAGGACATGTCTTGACCAGCTATCCGAAGGAAAACAACGTCTTCACCACCAATTCGATCGGTGGCAAGCCGGGCGACTCCGACGGTCTGATCCGGAAGAAAGTTCCGGGCGGCACGTTGTTGTCCGCCTATCCGCAGGACAACATCCATGGTGTCAGCCTGCCTGACTGCCATGGCGGCTCGTTCGGCGGCAGCGACTCCAACCTCAAGCATTCGTTGAGCGGCGCCGGCATGGTTGTCGACGAGTATCCGCGCGACGGAACCAACTCCAAGAAGGAGATCTGATCGTGGGTACCGCGCCACAACAACAGCCCATTGTTCGGCTCGACAAGTCGCGCGATTTCGCGACCGTGCACGGGGATCGCCCGCCGGGCGATCCCCACCTCAACGTCGGCTTCTATCAGAACGGCCTGCCCTACAACTACGAAGAGAAGCTGATTGCCGACCACCCGGAGGTGGAGCGCGATCCGAAAAAGAAGGAGCTGGCCGAGAAACTCCTGAAGCGCGCCGCCAAGCAGGCCAAGAACAAGGTGGCGACCGCGGAGAACAGCGGCGATCCGCTCAACCTCAACGACCCCAAGGCACCGGTCAATCTCTCGGCCTGGGCCCGCGGCGAACAGGATGTGGTCTGGCAGGAAGTGACCAATGCCATCGCCCGACGCTTCGCGGTCCGCGTCGGCAACAAGCGGGACGCGCTCGAACTTCTGCTTGAGGAAAAGATCGTCGCCAAGAACGATCTGTCCGACGAGCACCTCAAACTGCTCGATATCGACTGATCATGGTCGCCATGACCTATGACACGCTCATCGCCCCGAAAGGGACGGTGGGCTCTATTCTCAATTGGGTCGGCTACTCGAAGATCGATGTCGTCACCGTGCTCGACGAGGCGCAGTTCCTCTTGTGGGACCTCGGCTTGCGCGTGCGCGAGATGCGCAGCGAGTTCGTATTCGGCATGATCGCAGGCCAATGCGCTGTTGCTCTCCCGCCGCGCTTTCTCGATCCGATCGGCAAAATATACGACGTCACCAACGTCACCGATTACGATCAGGTCATCTCGACCAACCTGTTGGCCGCGCGCGCCTATGAGGGCTCGATCAGCGGCACCTTCGGCACCAACCCGTTCACCACGACGAGCGGCTCCTCGCTGGTGAAGGTCGGCCAGACCAACCAACCATTCAACCAGGATTCGACCATCACGATTGCTGCTGTTGCGGCGCCGCTCAATGGTCTCGTGCTCAACGGCACCTTTCCGGTTGTCTCCATCACCGACACCAACGACTTCGTCATCGATGCCGGCGACGTCAATGGCGGAGCGGTCGCCAGCGCCACAAGCACCGGCGGGGGCGCCAGTGTCACCTTCACCGGCAACAACCTCGTTGCCGGTTCGCCCTCGCGCTGGGCAGTCTGGAACGAAAGTATCAAGTTCGATACCGCGCTTCAAATCCCGGCTGCGATGAAGCTGTTGTATTTCCGCCAGCCGCTTTTGCTCTCGACCGCGATCCAGACCAACTTCCTGACGAACCGATATCCGCGCCTGCTGCGGCAAGCCTGTTTGGCGGCTGCTGCCGACTTCATGAAGGACTCGACCGAGTATCAGAAAGCGATCACCGCCCTGTCGTCGCTGATCCAATCAACCGCGGTCCAGGATGACTTCTCTTATCGCGGCGCGACTATCGGAACGGACACCCCATAAATGTCAGCAGATCTGTTCGACAACATTCTTGGTTTGATCCAGCAGGCCACGGGCAACAACAACAATTCGTGGGGCACCACCTTCAACACGTCGTTCGCGGCTCTCGCCTCGCGCGCGATTGCCGGCGCCAACTTCCATACCGATACGGGTGGCACGCTCGATTTGTCCGGCACCGTTCCGCCGGCTGGTCCGCGTCTCGACATGGACCACATCCAGGTCTTCAACGGCGCGCTCGTGAGCGACCTCACAGTCATTGTGCCGAATGTCGCAAAAACGTGGTGGTTCGTTAATCTGACCACTGGCGCCTTCAATCTCTTCGTCAAGACGCCGGGCTCGACGGTCGTACCCGGCCTCCAGCAGCTACCACAGGGCCTTGGCGTGAGGGTTGCCTGCCTTGGCGCCAATTTTCTCCTTCGCGATGATGATGCCAATATCGGCGCGTTTCGTATCTCGGGAAAGACCGCGGCCGGTGCTGGCGAACTGGCCTGTGATGGATCTTCCAAGCTTCGCACGGCCTACCCGAACCTGTTCGCCAAGATCGGCACGACTTGGGGTTCGGTCGACGGCACTCACTTCACATTGCCGCTCCTGACAGATACCGGCCGCTATCTCCGCTCCAGTTCTGGTTCGCTCACGGTTGGCACCTATCAAGCCAACCAGAACCTATCGCATACCCACACGATCAGCGGTGCTCCTGGTGTGGGGTCGCTCGGCACGGATAGCCAGGGCAACCACAGCCACACGATCAACGTCAGTGATCCATCGCACACGCACGGTGTGTCGGGTACTTTGGCATCGGCGGCGGCGGTGTCCGGCAACAACAACGGCGGCGGTGGCGGCTCGTTCGGTGTCATCCAAGGCGCCATGAACATCAATAACGCGTTCACCGGAATCACGGCATCGTCGGTCGCGACCGGCGCGCATACCCACAATATCACCGGCGCTCCGACGGTCGGTTCGCTTGCAAACGGCTCCAGCGGAGGTACCGAAGCCCGGCCCGAATCTGCCGTCGCGCTCATCTGCATCGTGTACTGATGGCCGATCTCGACGAAGTCCCGATCTCGGCGCCGCCTGGCGTCATCAAGACGGACTCGCAGCGGGTCATCGAAGGCCGCTGGTCGGACACGATCAATATGCGGTTTGTCAAGAAGCTTCCGCAGAAAATCGGGGGCTGGATCAAGGCGTTCGTAACCGCAACCCTCGGCACGCCACGCACGCTGCACGCTTGGCGCGATAGGGCGTTCAATGCCTACGTGGCGGTCGGGACCTATATCAAACTCTATGTCTACGATCCGCTACTTGCTCAAAACGACATCACGCCGTATCGCGCGACGGGCACGCTCGGCAACAATCCTCTCACCACGACAGCCGGATCGCCCAACATCTCCGTGCTGCACAACGTTCATGGCTTGAGCGTCGGCGACCTGATCTATATCGCTGGCGCAACCGCGGTTGGCGGCATCACGCCCAACATCGATGGCACGCCGGTTGTCAGCGTCACCGATGCGAACAACTACATCTATGCGTTCACCTCACCGGCTGTTTCGAGCGCCACCGGCGGCGGCGCTGCGGTGACGTTCAAGTATGAGATTCCTGTTGGCGTCGAGCTTGGCACCTATGGCTATGGTTGGGGCGTCGGCGGCTGGGGCCTTGGAACATGGGGTACGCCACGCTCGGTATCGACGATCTATATTGAGCCGCGGATCTGGTCGCTTGATCACTTTGGCACGCTGCTTCTCGCCTCCTACAACGGCGGCACGATCTATCAGTTCGATCCGACGCAGAATCAGCCCTGGCCTCGCGCCGTCGTGCTCTCGTCTGATCCAGGTTTGCCAACCAACGTGCGAGCCATGTTCGTTACACCAGAGCGCTTCATCCTGGCGCTGTGCGACGGCATGCAGGTTTTCTGGTGCTCACAGGGTGATCCGTCGACATGGACACCGGCCGTCGGCAACACTGCCAATATCCGCACTTTGACCGAGGGATCGAAACTCGTGGCCGGACGCGTCCTGGCTGATTTCGTGAGCGCGGTGTGGACGGACGCGGCGCTCTATCGCTTCCAGTACACGGGAGCTTCGTTCATCTACGCCTCGTCGATGGTCGCCAAGGATTGCGGCCTGATCGGCCCGAACGCCTGTATCACGATCGGCGGCATCGCCTACTGGATGGGCCAGGATACATTCTGGACTTACAACGGCACCGTCACGCCGATGATGAATGTCGAGGACATCCGCAAGTGGCTGTTCGACCAGATCGATATCAACATGGGATATCAGTGCTGCGCGGTCTTCGTGCCGCGCTTCAACGAAATCTGGTTCTTCGTCACAGTCCAGGGCCAGACCAATCCGACGCTTGGCGTCATCTATTCGATCGACCAGCAATGCTGGGCGCCGCTGTATTGGGGCCGCTGCGGTGGTACCCACTTCACACAGGGCGATACCCGTCCGATCATGGGGGACGGGATTACCAGGCTGCTCTTCCAGCACGAGAACACCAATGATGCCGATGGCGTGGCGCTGCCACTGAGTATGACTCTGGCGCCCTACGCGTTGAGCAAGGGCGGTCGGTTCTCCTACATCATCGAATATATGGTCGCGGATTTCTTCCAGCAGATCGGCGACATCACCCAAACGCTGACGTCCTACGACCGCATGGACGAAGATCCGTTGGAAACCGAAGTTGACAACATCACCGCGACCAATGCCGACACGATCGATTCACGTGTTTCTGGCCGCTACATTGGTGTCATCTGGTCAGCCTCTTCGGCCGGGTGTTATGTTCGGCTTGGCCTGCCGGTCGCCTTTATCAGAAAATTGGGGCAACGCAGTTGAGAAAACTATTTGCAATGCCGATGCCGGATGTTCCGCTCAACATCCAGAACGTCTTCAACGAGATCTTCCGCGCCAGCCAGGATGGCGCGATCGAGGACCTCGGATCAGCCTACACCATCACCGGGACCTTCACCGCAACGAGGAACCTCAATGTCACAACGCCGACGGCGGCGAACATCGCCGCAGTCCTCGCCACGCTTATCTCTGACCTCCAACGAGGCGGCACCAGTCGCACAACCTGATCCGCAAGACGTCGAGATTCGCTATGCGATGACCGACGACGACGTGATCGCGATTCACCGCTTCCTGCTGATGGTGGCAAGGCCGGCGATGCGCTGCGAGCCGGATATCGAGCAGAGCCTCTTGGAGATCATCCGTGTGACCAAGTACGAGGCCGCGCTGATGGCGGTGCTCGACGGCAATATGGTCGGCACCATGGGGATCATGAAGGCATCGTGGTGGTACAACCCGCGTGTCTCTTTTATGACGGACCGATGGCACTTCGTGCTGCCGCAATTCTGGCATGGGCCGGTTGACAAAGCGCTGAAAGGCGAGGCGATCGAAATCTCCAGGCTCGCCGGCTTTGAATTTGTCGACCAGGGCAAAACCCGCGAAGCCAAGGACGGCTCTCTTCTGATGATGCCTCGCATCTATCCTGTTCCAAACCTCCAAAGGAGCGCGTGACAATGTGCTTCGGCATGACGACGACCGACCAGAAGACCACCAACTCGACCGCCAATCCGGCGGTCTCGGGTGCCGCCACCTCGAACCTCAACTTCGTGCAAGGGATCCAGGACAAGGGCTTTACGCCCTACACCGGCCAGCAGGTCGCAGGCTTCGCTCCGCAGCAGCAATCGTCATTCGACATGACGAACAACATTGCCAACAACGGCACGGCGCCGGCTGCGCAAAGCATGATCAACAACTATGCGGGCGCACCGGCACAAAGTGTCGGCGCGGAATCGATCGCCTCGAACATGTCGCCCTACATGAACCAGTACGTCATGCAGGCGCTCGCCCCGCAGCTTCACCAGCAGGACGTCACGCTGGCGAATAACCGGGCCGCGACGAACGCAACGGCGACCGGCTCCGGAGCTTTCGGCGATGCGCGCACCGGCATCGAGCAATCCCAGAACAACTTCAACGATGCGATTGCGCGCGAGGGCTTGATCGGCAACGCCTACAATTCGGCGTTCAATACCGCGATCGGCGCTGGCGCCCAGGATGTCTCGAACAAGCTCACGGCCGGGACCACGAACGCCAACTTGGCCGAGACCGCGCTCAACCGGTCGCTGGGAGGCGCCACCGCGCTCGAGGGCTTGCAGAACCAGCAGCTCGGGGTGGCTGGGGCTCAAAACACAATGGGCGCGCAACAGACCGCGCAGCAGCAGGCCGGGCTCACCGCGCAGTACAATCAATGGCTGATGGCGCAGCAATATCCGTTCCAGACTGCCCAGCTCATGAACCAGACCGTCGGCGCGGGCGCGCAGGCAATGCCGGCGAGCACCACCTCGACCGAACAGAAGCCGGATAATTCCGGCCTGGCGCTCGCCGGTACCATTGCCGGCGCAGCCCTCTCGGACGAGCGGCTGAAGGAGAAAAAGAAGAAGGTCGGCAAATTGCGCGACGGCACTGACGTCTGGTCGTTCCACTTCATCGGCGATCCGCGACCGCAGATCGGCCTGATGGCGCAAGACGTCAAGAAGCGCCGTCCGGATGCGGTACACGAACTGTGGGAAGGTGGCCCCATGGTGGTTGATTATGAGAAAGCCACGGCGCTTTCGCGGGCGATGGCAGGGAGCATTTAGACCATGGGTCTTCTCGATTGGCTGACGGACAGCCTCGGCGGTCCAATGTCCGGCGGCGGCGCGACGGCGGGCGAATCGATCCCGCAACCGATTGCGCCGCCGGGTATGTCCAGCCCGCCGCCGACCCTGCCGGATAGCCGGCCGAACCTGCCACCCATGCCGCCCAACGCTGGGTCTGCCGCTGCCGACATAACCTCGGCTGGTGCCGGCGGCGCAGGCGCTGGAGCCCCTCCCATCCCGTTGCCGATGCCACGGCCGCAAACCGCGGCAGCGCCTCCTCCGACACCTCTCATGCCTCCACCGGGCGCCCCTGGCCCCGGCACTGCGGACGCGGTCGCGTCTTATCAAAGGGCCGGCGGCACGTTTGCTCCTCCGGGCGAACAGGGAGGCGGTCCCACCGTCCCAAGCGGCAATCTCTCGATCATCGGCCGCGCGCTCGGGCTCGATGCCAACCGCGACAAAGAACTGCGCGGCTCGCTGGCGACCGGTTTGAAGTCGGTTGGCGATAACTGGAATAAGCCGGGTCTAGCCGCGTTCGCCGGCACCGCCGGATCGGCCATGGGCGGGGGCAACGCTGCGCAGGACAAGACCATCGAGCAGCAGCAGAAGTATCTGACGCAGGCGATCAGCGCGGCCAAGGTGGGCGATGAGCGCGCGGCAAATCAGGCGTTGACCAAGCTCCGGCTCGCGCAGGCCGACATGACGCGCCAGGGCAAGGGCGGCAAGGACAGCGTCGTCAACTCCGATCAGCAACTCTATTTGCGCGCGCAAGGCATCACGAACCAGGACCAGAACCTCAAGATCCTGAAATCGCAATACGACAAGGCCGCGGTTGAGTTCGGATCCAACTCGCCACAGGCCAAAGCCGCCTTGGAGGCACACCAAAAGGCGTATACCGATACGCTCAACGGCCACTTGACCACGCTCGGGCTTGATCCGAAGAAGGCCGAAAAAATGGGCAAGCAGCCGGGCTTCTCCCAGGACAACCCGATCGGCAAGGAAAAGATGAATAGCCAGAAGGCGTTCAACGACTTGCCGCCGGGCTCGTGGTTCACCAATCCAAAGGACGGACGGGTCCTGCAGAAGCCGCTCGCAGCCGGTGGACAACCCGGTGGACAAGCTGTTCCTAACCAGGGGACAATGCCAGGCCTGCCGCCGCCGGTCCCCCAAACCCAGACGGATACCGCGCAGCAGCCCGCGACCGCCGATGAACAGGACTGACCGTGGCATTTAGCGATGCCATGATCGGCAGCAACGATTTCGATCCCCAGGCCGCGACCGAGGATCTGATCCGCCGCCTATCGGACGAGCCATTGCCGGACACGCTCGATCCGAAAATGCTCAATACCCGGCTGGCGCGCAAGCTCGGCGCCGAGCCGCCGAAAGAAGTCAAGGCCCCGAAAGCACCGGAGCTTGACTTTTCGGCGCAAGCCATTCCGGCCAGCAATACCGAGCCTGGCAATGTGCTCGATTTCACCTCTCAGGTACAACCAACTCCGGTAGCCGCAGCCGCGCCCGGAACGTCGGTTACGGATAAGCTTCAGAGCGTCCACGAGAATATTGATCCCGCGACGGCCGCCAAGGGCTTCGCGAAGGGTGCCATGCAGGGCACCGGCGGCGTGATGAAGGGCGCCGCGCGCCTTCAGAGCCAGGCGCAACCTTACCTCAATTCCCTCGAGTACGACCCCATGGGCAACGTCATCGGCCAAAAGCCGGTGCAGCCACCCACTCCAATCGAACAGAACCCGGTTTACCGGGCCGGCAAAGCCGTGGAAGGAGCCGCGCCAGGCATGACGCCGGCCGAGGAAAGCTCCCTGACCGGCCAAGTCGGCACTATGGCGGGCGGAATTGCGCCTTATGCCGCGGCCACCCTTGTCGGTGGTCCCGCGCTCGGCATCGCCGCGGGCTTCACCGGCATGGCGGCCGATACCTATGGCAAGGTCTACGAAGAGGCGATCGACAAAGGCGCCGACGAAGCGACCGCACAGAAGGCCGCAAGCCGTTCCGCCTTGGTCGCCGGCGCATTGGGTTCGTTGCCGCTCGGAGCGGGTAAGCTCGCCAAAGGGTTGATCGCCAAGGCCGGGACCAGCGCGGCAGCATTCGCCGGCCTCGGCGAGGCACAGCATTGGGCGCTGGAGGAAATCGCCAAGAGCTACGATCCGGAACGCGGCTATTCGCTCGAAGCCAAGCGGCTGATCGCCGAGCTGATCCTCGGCGCCGGCATGGGCGGCCTGCACTATGCCCAGACCGACCACGTCAACATCAACACGTCGAGCGGACCAACGCCGACGGCAGGATTGCCGCCTCCGGCCGGAGGTAGCCCGCAAGGCGGTGCTGGATATGGTCCGGGAGGACGGCCGAATCCTGGCGCTGGCGCGTGGCCTGGAGACACAGGTTCATGGTCTCAACCGCCTCCTGGCGGTGGACCGCAGCCGGGACCGGGACCTCAGCCTGGTCCGCAATCGAATGCTGGCGCCGCTGGGGGCGCGCATCAGCAGCAGGGACCCCAGCCGCCGCCCGGCGGACCTGGCGGCACCCAAAGTGGCCCACGGCCCAATGCAGGCGGTGGCGGCCCGGGATCGCAGCAGCAGGCCAAACCGCCGCCTGGCGCTGGCGCCGGCAAGGGCCCTGAGTTCACCATGGACGCCCGCATGCGCGCGAAGATGGAGAAGGTGTTCCGGATGTACGAGCCGGGCGCCGACGTCTCCGGCATGTCGGATTCCGACCTATTCAACGCCGTCAACGAGCACCTGCGCGACACCTCCAAGACCGGCTACACGGCGAAGCCGGAGACAGAGCAGGAAGCAGCGGCGCGCGAGGCGACCGCCAAGCGGCGCGATGAGGACGAGATCCTGCGCAAGGCCGGCTGGACCGACGCGCATATCAACGCGATGAGCGAGGAGCAGCGCGCGTCCTACATGGCGCGCGCGCAAGGCGCCAAGCCCGAAGCTGCTCAATCGCGGAAAGATCGGACAGATCGGAAAGATTCGGAACAGGCGGCCGAGCCAAAAGTCGAAGAGCCAGTGGCCGCGGCCAGTGGTGAAAATCAAAATGCCCCAAAAAACGAGCAGTTAGATATTCACCAGGGCACGCGCGAGGCGCCGATCGTCCCGAAGACCGCCGACGAGGTGGTCAAGGCACAGGCCGCGGAGCCAACACCAGCCCAGGCCAGCGCCGAGAACTACCAGCACGCACATGTCGAGCTCCCGCAGTTCGGGCTGACGGGCGACCGCTCGGTGTCGATCGAGACCGGTGTTGGTCAGACCCGCAAGGGCATCGGCGAAGATGGGAAGCCCTGGGAAGTCCAGATGCAGGGCGGCGCGTACGGCCGGATCAAGGGCACGAAGGCGGCCGATTTCAAGCACGACGCGGACGGCAACCAGATCCTTGACAAAGATGGCAATCCGGTCCGTCAGAACCTCGATATCAAGATCGGACCCAATCCGACGAGTCCGTACATCTTCATCGTCGACCAGCACGACCCGAAGACCGGCAAGTTCGACGAGCACAAGATCCTGGCCGGTTACCGCACGCCGCTCGATGCGCTGCACGGGCATGCGCTCGATTATGGGGATCACGCGGAGGGCCGAATCGGTCACGTCACCGCGATGGGACCGGAAGAGTTCAAGGCTTGGCTGAAGACGGACACGACAAAGCCGTTGAAGCCGGAGACCGCGCCGCCGACCTCGATGCGACCTGAAGCCGTCGAGGCCGGCGCGCGTACTCCTCTGACTGAGGCTCCGGGTGAAGGCGCCAATTCCGAAGTCCCGAAGGTCGAACCCAAGGGCACGGCCAAACCGAAAACAACTACTACGGGTTTAGGTTCCGAGCAGCCGCTCTCGTTGCTGCAATTTATCGCTTCGAAAGGCGGCATTAAGGCACATCCCGAGTTGGCGGCGATTGGTCTCACCGGTGTCCACAGGATTGTGGTACCGGGCCGGAAGGGCTTTGCAGCCACGGTTTCACCAAAGGGCATGCATCTCGACAAGATGCGTGAGGCCGCGCAGGAAGCCGGATACCTGCACGGCGAAGGCGAAAATACCTCGACAATCCGTGACTTGCTGGACGCAATTGACACCGAGCTTCGGGGCCAGAAGAAGCATGCGGCTGGCGAGGAAGGCACCAAAACTAAGGCTGAAGCCACCCTGGCGGCCGAGCGCGAGGCGCACGAGCAGGAGCGCCATGAAGCCAATTACGGCGAATCGGAGCGCTCCGTCGAAATCGAATATCCGGAAAGCCCGCTGGAGGTGCGCGCCGCGGCGGGGCGCCTGATGGTGGACGAGGGCATGGACGTGCACGACGCGGTCGAGCGTGCCTCGGTGCAGCTTGCCAACGAGGATGAGCACTACCGCGAGACACCAGACCAAATCATTGATACATTCGGGCCCGAGGCAGACCATGTTATTCACCGCGCAACAGCACATGAAGATGGCGAAGAGACTGCACGCGCGGTCGAAGCAGGAGCGCGACCCGGTGGCGGCGAAGAAGCAGAAGGGCTTGGCGCACACGTTCCGGAGACTGGCGCAGCAGGCGGCGAAGAAGCAACCGCCGAAGTAAAACCCACCGTCGAGAAAGGCGCCGACAACAAGCCGCAGCTTGTTATATCTGGCGCCGAGAAGATCGGCCAGGGCGCGCAGGCCAAGCGCGCGGCTGCCGCAGCGCTCAAACCTAAAGTCGCGCAAAAGGCCATGGACGTCGGCCTGTTCGGCGACGAGAAGGACCAGGCGGACCTCCTCGATACCATCCGCGCATCAGAGCGCCAGATCGAGAAGGCGCTCGGCAAGGATGCCGACAAAGTGGCGCCGGTCGATATCGC